ACATCGGCGTTATACCGTCCTTAATTGAGCCTATAGTATTTGATTTTACAGGAGCAGGCATATATAATAAGTGTATGTCTACTCTGATTCAAGAAACTGCCCTAAGTCACTGGCGTGGCAAAACGAACTCCAAAGGGTGGAATTCTGGCAATGCGGTATGCTGCACTCATAATGGCGAAACAATGGATTCCCGTGGTCGCGGCGGGTTCAAGTCAGAGCCGGATGGATCAATTGTTTACTCGTGCTTTAACTGCCAATTCACATCTGGATACACACCAGGGCATCCATTATCCTACAAGTTTAGAAAACTACTTAGCTGGCTTAATGTAGATGATTTAGAAATCCATAGGCTCTCAATAGAAGCACTGCGAGAAAAAGAAAAAATGGAGTTACTGGGGATTATTGCCCCAGAGGTTAAAAAAGAGGAAATCAAAACAAACTACAAAGTTGAGCCTCTGCCAGAACAATCGTTGTCGTTTATTGCGTTGGCTGAGTTTTACGAGTTGAAGGATAGTTTGGACTACCCCACAGGACTAATGGAAGCAGTTGATTACATTAGCACACGCAAGATAGACATGCGTAAGTATGATTTTTTGTGGACACCAGATACAAACTATAAGATGAACAAGCGGGTGATTATACCGTTTGTTTGGAAGGGACAGACGATTGGGTATACAGCACGAGCAATGCACGATGGAATACTGCCCAAGTATGTAACGCATGTGGACTCAGGTTTTGTGTTCAACATGGACGCACAGAAGAAGGACTCTAAGTTTGTGATTGTATGCGAGGGTATCTTTGACGCATTGTCTGTTGACGGTGTTGCGGTGATGAAAGCAAACGCTAACGCACAGCAAGTAGCACTCATTGAGAGTTTAGATCGAGAGATCATCGTCGTCCCTGATATGAACAAAACTGGTCGCAAGCTGATAGACCTTGCACTAAATAATAACTGGTCGGTGGCTTTCCCTGTGTGGGCGGAAACTTGCACCGACATTAATGAAGCAGTTTGCAAATACGGTAAACTGTTTGTGCTCAAAACAATACTTGACAGTGTTGAACGCAGCAAGCTAAAAATAAAACTACGAAGGAAGAAAATCTAATGGCAGAAGGCAAAGTATACAATAAAGATTTACAGCAGTTGTTTTTGGAGATGATGGTGGACTCGCCAGAGAGTTATGTGCGAGTTCAAAATATTTTTGATGTAAAAAACTTTGATCGCTCACTACAAGAGGTAGCTGAGTTTGTGAAAGAGCATGCTGACAAGTATAAAGCAATGCCTACGGTAGAGCAAATTAACGCATCGTTTGGAGTAGAGTTAAAGACAACAAAGGGACTTAGCGAATCACATTACGATTGGTTCTTAGCAGAGTTTGAAGGGTTTAGTAAAACAAAAGCACTTGAGCGGGCGATTTTAAAAGCAGCAGACTTGCTTGAGAAGGGTGGCGACTTTAACCCTATTGAGAAGTTGATTAAGGATGCGATACAGATTGGGTTAGTTAAAGACATTGGTACTGATTACTTTAAAGACCCGCGGGAACGGCTGATGCAAATTAAGTCGTCCAACGGGCAAGTTAGCACTGGTTGGAAGAACTTGGACAAAGTGCTGTTTGGCGGAATGAACAGGGGCGAGTTAAACATTTTTGCTGGTGGCTCTGGATCAGGCAAATCTCTGTTTATGCAGAACATTAGTGTAAATTGGTTTACTATGGGCCTAAACGGTCTTTACTTAACGCTGGAGTTGAGTGAGGGGTTGTCTGCTATGCGTATTGACGCAATGGTAGCAAACTGCGGTACAAAGGACATTTTCAAGAACTTGGACGATGTTGAGTTAAAAGTTGGCATGACAGGCAAACGCTCTGGCAAGTTTCAGTTGAAATATATGCCAGCACAAAGCAATGTTAATGACATTAGGGCATTCATTAAAGAATACGAAATACAAATGAAATGTAAAGTAGATTTTTTAATGGTTGACTATTTAGACTTGCTGATGCCTGTCACTGCTAAAGTGAGTCCAAATGATTTATTCATTAAAGACAAATATGTTTCAGAGGAATTACGTAATTTAGCTAAAGAACTAAACATATTGTTTATTACTGCGTCGCAATTAAATCGATCAGCAGTTGACGAAGCAGTATTTGATCATAGTCATATTTCAGGTGGTATTTCTAAGATTAATACTGCTGATAACGTATTTGGTATTTTTACCAGCCGATCAATGCGTGAAGGTGGCAAGTATCAATTGCAATTATTGAAAACTCGTAGTAGCTCTGGTGTTGGAAGCAACGTAATGTTGGATTTTGATATAAGCAGTTTGCGCATTGTTGATGCTGCTGATACCGATGATTCGGGCAATGTCTCGGCACCAACAATGGCAGCAAATATTCTTCACGGAATTAAAGGTAAATCCAAGGTAACTAAGCCTGGTGAGACTTTAGACCCATCAACGGGTGAAATCACTAAGGTCCCACAAGCAGAGATACAAGCTACAATGTTGAAAAACATGTTGAACGGGCTTAAGACTCCAATTAAAACAAATTGATCCATTTAACATAAATACTCTATACTTCGGAGCATTTCTTGCAAAAAAAGACGCGATCGCTACTTGACGAGTTAGACAGCCTGCTTATTCATAGAGATAGAGAAAATCTCATTGAAAGCAGAGCAACTCACATCATACAGGGTGCTATAAACCTAATTAATACCATCCGTGAGTCATACGACGCAGATGTCGCGGACGAAATGGAGCGTAGGTTTATCAATAGCATTCGTGGTCAAGATCCTGCTAAGTTTACCCGGGGATTAAAGAGAATTACGAATGAAAATAAACGAAATAATCAGTAATCAAGTCAACGAAGGTTTTTGGGATGCAATGAAAGCCGTCGGCAAAGGTGTTACAGCAGCGGTCACTGGGCAAAATGGCATTCAAGCTGGGACTCAAGCTTATCATCAATCCACTGGTGAAAAAAGTTTAGCTGGTATGGCTAATTCTGTAATGGCGCGATGGAACAAGCAAGTATTTCCTGCTATTCCACCTAATTTGCAATCTGATCCTGGCACCGTAAAACAATACTTAGACAAGTTTTTGGGTTCGTATTTTGCTGGTGATTATTCAAGCAATAATACGTTAGCTTCCGCAGATCCACAAGAAGTTGGTGATTATATTCGTAAGGCTGTAAACGCTGAAGCTGCTGGTATGCAAGTTCAGGCACCACCGCCACCACCCCCAACCGGACCAGAATCTGGAAGCAAAAAAACAGGTAGTGTGCCTGCTGGTTTTCGATTACGACTTGTTGTGCCAAATAAAGGTACATTTTTTAAAGTTACTAACCCGCAAACGCAAGCGGATGAGTGGCAAGTTGATACAAACAAAACGTCAATGGAAAACCCGTCAAATAAAGTTGACCCGTCGAATTTTCCTTATTTAGAAAAGCAGCTTGCACAATTTGGTGCGAAAAAAGAACCTGATCCAAGCCAAGCTACAAACCCGCAACCCGCAACCCCTACACCCAGCACAAACCCGCAACCCGGGCCGCAGCGGCGTAAGGGTAAAGGTATCCCAAGAAATAGGAACGGGAGATGAGCATATTAATGGAAGGTGGTAACGTATTCCCTGACGTTACAGCAATTAAGAAAGAATATGTGCCTGGTATCATTAAAAAGATACAGGCAATAATGCCTGGCGGCATACAAATAATTCCACACATTGGCAGTGCTGGCTTCAAGGTTGAATCTGGTGACATGGATGTGTTTGTTGATGCTGCTGAAATAGCGCAGCATTTTAACGCGGCTGATGATAAGATTGCTAAAGTAGCATTGAAAAAGTATTTTGAAGCTAAGGGCTACCAAGCTGCGCTATCGGGACGCAATGTTCACATTCGTATGCCAGTGCCAGGCGGAACGTTTGTTCAAGTTGACGTGATGGTAATACCAGACGCGGCGCGAGTAGCACCATTCCATCAACACGGCCCATCAGGCCAATACAACGACCCAACGTTTAAAGGCGGCCAGTTGTTCATCATGTATTCATCGCTCGCTAAGGCAGCAGGGATGAAGTTTAGCCCGTTTGAAGGCAAGCTGGTTGACCGCACCACTGGCGAGTTAGTAGCAGGCAATAAAGACGATGTGGCAAAGATTTTGCTAAACCCAACTGCTACAGCAGCAAACTTGGCATCAGTGAAAGCTATTATGGCAGCATTGGCGAACGACCCACGCAAGGAAGAGAAAATAGCGCAAGCGAGAGAAGATGCGAAAAAGGGTCTTATTGTGTTGCCTGAGTCCGTGCAGCCAGGCACAGCACAATGGTTTAGAGATATACAAAGAATTTTAGTGTCATGAAAAGTGCAGAGTTTATAAAGGAAGCAGTCACATCATTGTCAGGGTTTGATCCTAGACTAGAGCAGGAAAAATGGTTTAAAATGATTGAATTACAATCTCAGGCTATTGCTCCAATACTTGCTAGGGAATGTTCTATATATTTGAATCAGATAAAAAAAGGTAACCGCCCAATGTATCGCGGGATGGGGAGATTACCATCTGGCATGCTTACGAAGCGGTCAGGAAAACGAAGTGCAAAAATGGCAGTTCCACAGACAGTTGAATATCATCATGCAGCAGACAATTGGTTTTTGAAAAATACTGGAGTTAGATTTAGGTCTGATGCTATCTATACAACAGGGTCATATGGTAAGGCTGAAGACTACGGTAAAGTAGGGGTTATCTTCCCCATTGGGAATTTTCAATTTTGCTGGTCTCCAAAGTATGACTCAATGTTAGAGTCGTTAAAAGAATTTGGTGCAGTTGGTACTAGTGGTGAAATATTGTCAGAGGGACAGTTTTACAAGGGATTAGCAGCGGGTAAATATCAAACCACAGATTTGTCAGCGGCATTAAATAGTTTAAATGAAGTTATGGTCCATTGCGAATCTTTTTACATAATTGGCAGTGCAGATGCTGATCAGATAATACCTTCAGTAATGCAGCTATTGGGAAAGTAATATGAAAATAAGCGAGATCATCGTTGAATCCAGAAAGCCTGCCTTCAAGTTAAATGAAGTTGGGATGAACCACGCGGAAGATATTATATTTTTCGAGGGGTCAGCAGGCGCTCTCCGTGTATTACAAAGCTTTAAGGCGTTGCCTAAGAAGAAAGACGAAGTGCTGACCATTAAATGGGACGGGCAGGTGGCGCTATACGCTGGTAGAACAGCGGATGGAACATTTGTGTTGACTGACATGGCAGGCTGGGGAGCAAAAGGATATAACGGCATGTATACCTCTGCTAAAGAGTTTATAGCACAAAAGCAAACTAAGGGTGGCAATCCAGATTTCCTGTCTAAGATCTCTGCTATATGGCCTATTGTTGAATCAGCAATACCTCCGTCGTTCCGTGGATTTATCAAGGGCGATGTGATGTGGTGGCCTGGCACGTTGAAAGACACAGGCAAACGCTGGGTGTTTGGTGAAGGCACAACTACTTACGAAGTTGACAAAACATCAGACCTTGGTAGGCGTGTTGGCCAAGGCAAAGCAGGGCTAGCGATACACGGATTTTACGATGCGGGAGTAGCA